TTAACAAAGTCTAAGCCAAGGTCTAAGGCTGTGAAGTCTGTCTTGTCACGCGCATCTGAAGCCACTGTCCAATCTACTTGGATATGAGCGTCACCAATGTTTTCATCGCCTAAAACAATTGCGTTACTGCCTGTTGATATAGCACCTCCGGGACTTCCTGAAACACCTGATTGAAACCCTAAGAACATATTATTACTACCGGAGGTAACTGATACTCCTGCACTATCCCCAACAATAGTATTTGTGCCTCCTGTCAAAGCAGCCGTTCCAGTGCCTTGACCAATGATTATATTTTGAGAGCCTGTGGTAACACCACCACCCCCGTTGGTTCCCATGATTACATTGTAAGAACCCGTAGTAACCGCATTACCGGCAAGGCCACCCACGACGGTATTCTGAACGCCTGTGGTGACTAACTCACCTGCGCCATAGCCTACGGCTACGTTGTATGCGTCAGTAGTCGAAGTAAAGTTTTGTATTTGTAAAGCGGCTCGCCCAATAGCCACGTTTCTGTCGCCTTTGGTATCAGCACTAAGAGCATGAGTGCCTACTGCAACATTGCTATTTCCGACTGTAAGCGCGTCACCTGCGAGACTACCGATAATGGTGTTTTCATCGCCCGTGGTAAGATCGCCTCCTGCTGAAGAACCCACTGCTGTGTTGTTAGAAGCTGTGGTGTTATCTTGTAAAGAATTATGCCCAACTGCTGTATTTGAAGCACCTGTGGTATTTAATCCTAAAGAAGAAGAACCCAATCCTGTGTTAAAACTTGCCGTTGTGTTAGCTGAGAGTGCAAACTCCCCAAGAGCAGTATTTCTTGCTCCTGTAGTATTAGCATCTAAAGTATTAACACCTATTGCAGTATTAAGAGCGCCTGTGGTGTTTGCGTATAAAGAAAAGTATCCAACTGCTGTGTTGTTGTCTGCGGTTGTATTAGAGTTTAAAGCGTGATTGCCTATAGCCGTGTTTTCTGAACCTGTAGTATTTAAGTAAAGCGAGTAACGACCAAAGGCTGAGTTCTGCTCTCCTGTCGTGTCAGTGGTTAATGAATTGTATCCAAAAGCGTTGTTATAACTGCCAGTAGTAATCGCGTCACCTGCGAGACTACCGATAAGGGTGTTTTCATCGCCTGTGGTGACTGATAAACCTGCTTGATAACCTACTGCGGTATTAAGACCTGACGCTCCAGCGTTTTGAGTTTTTAACGCTTGGTATCCTACGGCAGTACTTTCACCATTAGCATCCTCAGTCTTGAGAGCCTCAAAGCCCACCGCAACATTGCCGTCACCCGTAGTCAAAGCCGTACCTGCTTCATCGCCCACGACAGTATTATAATTACCACCGCTTGCGATGGAGTTGCCTGCGTTGACACCTGCGCGGAAGTTACTTGTGCCTGCTGATGCCGTGATAATGTCTGCACCATCTGCAAAGGTTACATCGGCTGCAAAGTTTGTTGCACCGTCAACATCTAAAACGTCTAGGTTAGTAGTGCCGTCAATATCTATATCGCCTGAAATGTCTAAGGAAGCACCTGTTAGGACTCCTGCAACAGTCAGTGTAGAAGCCATGTCAACTGCGCCATCAATATCCACAACGTCAAGGTTGGTAGTTCCGTCAATATCTATATCGCCAGAGATGTCTAAAGAAGCTCCTGTTAGAACACCTGCAACAGTCAGCGTAGAAGCCATATCAACCGCACCGTCAATGTCAACAACGTCAAGGTTGGTAGTTCCGTCAATATCTACGTTACCTGAGATGTCTAGAGATGCAGCGATTATCTCACCGCTTGCATTGATAGCTCCGTTAATATCAATCGTAGTTGCAGCTATTTGAATTTCTGTGTCAGCTACTATGTCTAGTTGTCCATCAGCACTAGAGTTAATGTAGATTGCTGAGTCTCTGAACTGGACTTTTTTATCAGTGCCAAGAGTAGAATCAGCATTAGAAGCAAAGCCACCGTTAAACACAGTAGCAGCGGTTGTGGTTAGTACGCCTGTAACGAGTGCAGTGGTCGCCATGTTTACAGCACCATCAATGTCAACAACATCTAAGTTAGTAGTGCCGTCTACATCTAAATCGCCATTAAAATCTACGTTGCCCGCAACTGCAAGCGTTGTAGCCATGTCAACAGCGCCATCAATATCAACAACATCAAGGTTTGTTGTGCCGTCTACGTCTATATCTCCAGAAATGTCTAAAGAAGAAGCAGTCAACACACCCGTAACACCAAGTGTACCTGCAATGGTTGCGTTCACATCTACATCTAGTGTATCTATGTGTGCTGTACCATCTAAGTAAAGATCACGCCACTCTTGTCCAGAGCTTCCAAGATCAAATGCACTGTCAGTGTTAGGGATAATATTACTATTTACATCTGCACCGAATACAACATTATCACTTGCTGCGTCACCTAGAGTAAGCGTACCGCCATTAAGTGTTGTAGTACCAGTGACTACAAGAGTTCCACCGATAGTTGTGTTGCCTGTTATACCTAGTGTGCCACCAACAGTTGTGTTGCCTGTTACGCCTAGAGTGCCTGCAATGGTTGCGTTAGCATCTACGTCTAGTGTATCTACATGGATAGTTCCATCAAAGAAGCCGTCCTTAAACTCTAAAGAGCTAGTACCTAAGTCAATGTCTGAATCAGTTACAGGAACAATTGCACCGTCTTGGATGCGAATCTGTTCTACTGCTGCACTGCTTACCTGTACAAAAAATCCCCAACGGTTGTTAGTGGTATCGACTACAAGCTTGTTTAAGAAATCTTGATCGCCAATAATTTCAATGTTACCACCTTCTCCTGCTCCACCGTCATGTTGGTGTCCGGTAGTTCCAGTAGAAGTGTATGCAAACGCAGATACAAGTTTATTGTATTCGTCATTAAAAAGTGCAGCGGTGATTGTATCGCCATCTGTAAGTGTGCTTTGTCTAGTATAACTTGATCCTGCCATGTCTGGTTATCTCCTGCCTGATGGGACGTAATCAACGTACAAGCCGTTAATTGCATAGGGTGCGTTTTGGTCATCACTGGTAATTCTAAAGTTTGTTACGTGTCCACTTCCTTCTACTGCTTGTCTAAACATTGGATCTTTACTGCCGCCAAATGTTGCTGCTGCAAACGCTACGTTTCCAAAAGAAGAAGGAATTGGAATTCCTACTACGGGATATGGTGCAGGTTGAGGAATGTCTAAGTCTTCGTAGTCATATCGAAGTCTTAGAAACGGAAGTATCTCGCCTTCAGGAGACACAGATATTTTAACGTAGTACAAAGTCTTTCGAGTTCCGATGTCTCCAAAATCATAATTGGGTGTGCTATATTTTGCTGAAATATTAAAAGCTGTTCCATCATCAGAAAATGCATTGCCTGAGTCATGGTTATAAACATAGCCTTTGCTATCTCCGTGAAATGTTTTTTCCACGCCATCTTTGTTAAAGCCCGATGTTAGACCTGTTGCTTGTATTCCTTTTGTTTCAGACCATTCAAAACCGTTAGGTGTTAATGTTCCTATAATTCCAAGCGCAATAGACGAAGCACCACCAACCTGACTAAAAAATAATCTGTATTGTGATTTGCTTCGGAGTACTGTACTAGCAAGCGTAAAAGTATTTACAGACTTTGCAAGTGTAGATATTACAGACTGTATTTGCCGACTTACTGATCCTAATTCAACGTCACCAATACGTGCTGTACCTGCTACTGAACGTATGCCATCCGGTGAAAGAAACACCAAGTCACCGCCAATCTCTTGGATGCTATGTGAACTCAAGCAACCTACGTTTTTAGTAACTGGAACAATTGCAATGTTAGAAGAACTAGTAATGTTGATAAGCTTGTGTATGCTATTGCGACAAAAGATAATTAAGTCATCACGAAAGCTTTTGATGCCTACTACTTGGTCTGGCAATAAGATGCTGCCTGCACCTGAACCAGAAAAACTAGATGGATCAAGTGTTGAGCTATAAAAGATTGTGTTCTTTGCGGTTGGTGCGCCTGCTACAACTAAGTGATTATTGTGTATAGCGCATGTGGTCGGTGCTGTTGTTCCGCTAACAGTTACTTCTTCTGCAAAAAATGTACGGTTAGCTAAAGTTCCTGTTCCTGTCATTTTAAAAAGAAAAGGCTTATTAACTCCGTCAGTAATAACAACTGAGCCGTAATCGGTGTTTCCTTCAAATACTGCAAAAGATGTTTGAGCTTGTGCAGTTCTATCGTCTGCACTGCGGCCTGAAAAAGTTGAGAAGTTATCTCCTCCACTTGCAACGCTTGCTTTGTTAATCTGTAACCAAGTAGTTTCGCCATCTTGACTAAAGAAAATTCCAACGCCACTACAAATAATTACTCCGTCTGCATATACTTGCACACCAAGAATACGATTACCACCGTTAGGTCGAGTATCACCAAAAGCTGAGTAACCGTTTATACGTCTGTACCCGCCATCTGGATTAACTTCAAAGTTTAATAACTCTGTAGCAACTCCGGGCTGTGCGAGCATTTCAAGTTGATTAAGGTTAGTATTTAAACCACCTCTGCATGAAATACCAAAGGGTTGTGAAGCAGCCATTAAACGAACCTCATCCGGTCATCTTTAATATCCGCAGGTACTGGCTCAATAAGATTAGAGCGCATGCTACGTAAACCTTTTCTATAATCTTCTAGTGCAAAAGCTGCTGCTTGCGGGTTATCTTTAAACTGCCAGATGTAGTACCTAGCTCTAGCTTGTAGAACGCCCGTATACAAATCTGGAAAAACTATAGTGTCTCCGTGTCCAGAGAGTCTTGAAGGAAGATCCCAAGCGTAGAACCAGACGCGGTAGACCTTGTCAGGAATGGGACTGAGTCCAAATTTGCGAGAGTCAGGGCTACGTATAACAGCGTTAGGTACACCAAATTGTTGAGAGTCTGCATCATCTAAGTTCTCCGAAATTCTGCGAAAGTCTTTCCAAGCTTCTATAGTCATAAAGCGTAAGTTTCTAGCTACATAAGGAGCTACTTCACCTGAGACACCTACGGTGGTCATGTAGAAGTTGTCCCAGTCTATTGAACTAAAATCCGTTGTGATGTTTGAACTAGCGGGTTTTAGTTCATAAAATCTTGTGCCTGCAACAGTCTCAACATATACGTTGCCGTACATGGGATCTGTCTCACCACTTTCTGCCGAAGCTAGAAAAGGCCATTGTGGTTCTTCAGTTATAATATCAAAGTAAGCGCGGTTTACTGAGTCTTTGACATGTTGTTGAACACCTAACGCGGATGCGAAAGTTGTTGATGTAAGGGCAACTTCATTGAGTTCTCGTAGAAGCTCATTAGTTAATTCAAGGTAGGTTGTTGCCATAAATTATTGCGCCTTTGATTTAGTTTCAGTTTCTTTCTTTCCGAAAATAGCGTCCCAGTTATCTTCGTATTTCTTTTTATTCTCTGGCTTGTACCAGTTACCTGTGTCTCCAAGGATTCTTTTCTTGCTGTTTCCTTTAATCATTACAGGCTTGTTGTCGCTTCCTACTAGTGGCATAAATACCTCTTATAAAGATCAGGGGGCTTTTACACCCCCATCTCTAGTTACTTACTTAGTCGATACCGTAGAACGCTGAAACCATTGCTTCAGGACGTAATACTTTAGCACCATATACGTGCAGACCACGACAAATGTCACCGAAGCTATCTGGATCACGAATGACCTCAGTGCTTGTGATAGTCTGTGCAGTTGCAGTGGAGCTAATGTGACCAGACAGTACTTGACCCGCAGCATTGCTTGGAGTAGCAATGTTGTTAGACTTGTACATGTCAAAGCCGCGTAGCTTGCCAGATGATACTAGACCGTTACGGATAGAGCCTTGGCCTGCGTTGAAGTCTACAGACATTAGCTTAGAGCTAGACTGAGACAACTGCTCGTAAAAGCTAGGTGGAGCCAAGAACCAACGACCTTCTTCTGGAATGCTTTGCTCGTCAAGAAGACGGGCCATGTACGCCATAAGATCAAGAGGATCATGCTCATTAGTTCCAAAACCAATATCCAAGTTACCAGTACCGTCAAAAGTTCCGGCGGCTAGGTCAGTAGCATTGTCGCTACCAAGGATGTGGTTAGGGCTAGAAGCTGAAACGCCCGCGATCATCTTCGCAATTACACCTGCGTCAAAAGCATCTTTCAATGCGTAAGCAGCAGAAGAAGCAGCAACTTCTTTAAAGTTAACGTGAGACATTGCAGTTTCAATATCATCAACGATGAATTTAAATGCGTTGGCTACGTCAACAACCAAAGTAATTTCTTGGTCAGTTAGCTTAGTTTGAGTTACGTCTGCACCACGCTCATACTGATAAACAGTAATTACTGGTTCTTTGATAACCTTTACAGAATCACCAAAAGACGAAATCTCACCACTGTAATCAGTGTTGGTAATTGCTTCAGCTACAGAAGCTTTGCGAAAGAAGTTAAGAACTTTCTTCGAGTAAATCGAAGGAAGAAAGAAACTGTTAGTTTGACCAGATACTGAGTTACCGAAGTTACCGTTAGTGTCTGTGCCTTGCTCAAATAGAGCGTCCGATTGGTTAAAAGCCATGTTGTGTTACTCCTAAAAAAAGACAATAAGTAGTTACTGCACTCTGCCTTCCATGATAGCTAAATCAATTTCTTGTTCAAACTTATCATATTGTTGTATAGACAAAGCTGCAATTTCCCGTTGTGTCCAAATCTTTGGCTGCTTAGAATCTACGCGAGTAGTTCTTGTAGATACCATATCTGCTGCTGAAGAGTTGGAAGATTGTGACTTAGACGGTTTTTGCTTCTTACTTGTCTTGATGCCGTTCTCCATTTTATAAAGATCAATAGCTTTGACTGCTAAATTAACATTGTCTGGGTTTTCATAGATCCAACCTTGAATTACTTCAGGTTGTTCTTTAGCCCATTCGTGGAACTTATCATCGCCTCGTATATCCTCAAAATCAGGATGCCGTGAGCGTAGTGTAGATTCAGCTTCTTTTCGCTGTATGTTTAATTCTCGTTCTTCAAGAACAGACATTTTAGTTTTTAAAGCTTGCATTTGTTGTTCACTTTGTAAGTGTGCAACAGTTTCTACGGTTTCATATAGATCAGGATATTGCTCACGAAAGTTTTCAAGATCTTCGGCTGACTTAGGCGGGGCATACGCAGGTTGCGTTTCTGTTGCCGCTGCTGTAAGTTGTAGTTCTTTCTGCTTAAAGTCTGCAATTTTCTGATCGTAATGTTTCTTTAGATCATCGTATCGTTTCTTATAATTTGTAGTACCTGTCTGAGCTTCCTCTTCAGGGGCCGCTTTGCGGGTAGCCTTCTTAGGTGTCTCTTCTTGGTATAGCCCATCTGCTGATCCTCGACTGGGTGCGTCTTCTGTGTGCCATGCCTTTCGAGAATTGTATGGATTGGCTTCGGGTTCATCAAGTTGTTCTGTTACATTACTCATCTTGTCACTCTCCTTTTGGGGCTTGCTAGTCTTTCAAGGTGGCTATATTACTCGCGTTTGTAATATAGGGTCTTGATACTTCAAGGTGGCCTCTGGATTATATTTTGTGATAAAGGGTTTAAATTAATAAAGTGGCTTTATCGTTATCTTACGCTTGGCATCCGGTTAGCAGTGACCATTTGTTTCTTAACTTCGTCATCACTGTCATAAGAAGACATTTTTATATCGTCTTCGCTAGTTAAACCTCCGAATGCTTTCTTCATGTAACCACCATCATAAGCACGTTCAGCATCGTCCATCATAGTTTGTAGCTGATCCGCACCCATTTGATCGGTGGCTTTCTTGGTGAAAACAAATTCACCATCCGACAACCTTGCGGGTATCGAATCTGATGTGCCAGTTCCGGGGCCTTCTACGGCTCCTTCTCCGGCAAATTCTCCTGCAACATCCATAACCTTGTCAAAGATGCCACTTAAACGCTCGTCTGTTTCTAGAACGCCCATTAAATAATCTTGTTCTTCTGTGTCTAAAGACTGCCCTAATACATAGCCTGTGTAGTCTTCTTCCATTTCTGAGTCTGGAAGCTGTGAAGCTTCTACAGCAGCCATCTCATCTTCTGGGATGTTGTCGTAGGTATCTTCAGGCATCTCTTCTTCCATTTCCATTTCGGGTGGCATAAGCATAGAGCCTTCAGCGTACTTCATCATGCCACCTTCCATTTTTTCTTCTCTAGGCTCTGTTTTTGAAGAAGGCTTATTAATTTTCTTATACTTCTTAACAGCGGCTTGTAAAGCTTCGGTGTTATAAGCTACTCCGTCATACACCATTTCTATTTGTTTTTCACTTTTAGCTTTGTTAATTGCTTCGTTAAGTTGCTTATTGTTATAAGTAATTTTATTTTTAGTTTCTATACTTGCTGCACCTTGCTGTGGTAAATCAGCAAAAGAATAAGTAGGAATGTCTGCAACCATTGTTACTTCGTTTTCTGAAGCACCTGTTTCAGCTATAATTGAGTCTACTTCTTCTTCAGTTACGTTTTCGTATACTTTACCTGCAATTATTGCTGTGCCAAGCATAAGTCCTGCGCCTTCATATTGGTTTCGTTTTGCTGCAATGCGAATAACATCATCACCCATGTGAGCAAAAGCGCTACCGTCATTTCGCGTTAGCAGTCCCCTAGAAGGTGTGACCCCGTCTGCTTTTTTAGCATCTTTAAAATTGGTTTTTGCCAAACTTGAGATTTTATTTGTAGCACCTTTTGCAAGTGTTAAAGCTGCTCTACCTAATGGCACAAGACTACCCACCAAATACTGTTCACGCTCTTCTGTTTTACCGCCCATATACATATCATCACGATTAAAAAAGTTTCTCCATCCTTCTTGATCGCCTTCTGTAATTTTTTCTTCGGCTTGTGACCTTGTTAACTCTGCTTCAACTTTTGGAGAAACATCACCTGACTCTAAGGCCGCAATATAATTGTCATTTTTTCTTTTAGACTCTGCTTCCATACCTTCTCTACGGGCTTTTTCTTCCATTTGCATTCTATATCGTCTGTCATCTATAGATTCTTTCATTTTTTTAATCCTCAACTCTTTGTTTAGCTTCGCCAACTTGATCTTTAAGCTGCATTAAATTAACCAGAGAACTCACTTTCCCCTGCTTGCGGAACACTTCCAGTTCCAATGTTGCCACCGCCAGTCCCTGTAGCTCCAAGTCCTTGAGGTTGTTGAGATGCTCCTTGAGCGCCTCCCATAGCTCCTTGTTGCTCGTCAGGGGTGACAGCCTCGCTGCCATTTGCTTGTCCAGCATTTTGCGCTCCTATGATCTGTGCCATGATTGCAGCTTCTTCAGGATCGTTGAGTATCTCATCAGGATCTAAGTCTAAACTGTATGCAAGTTCACTAACAATCTTAGAGATTTTAACAAACGGTGCAATAGCGGGGTTCTGTGCGGTTTGTAAGAACATGGTCAAACGCTGACTACGAACTTCTTTTTGCATTAGGCTGTTAGTACCCATTGCGTTAATTTCTAAATCGCCTTCAATATCTAATTCGCCTTCAAAGAACTGCATGTTCCACTGGTAATAAGCTTTACCTAAAGGCTTCAACAAAAAATCATCTACGTTCTTAACAACTGTTTTAATATTAAGACTTGCTGCACCTAGAAGCATCGACATGCCTGACGCTGTACGAGTCATGCTCTGTACGCCTGTCTGTCCGTGCGAGTAACTAGGTATTCCGGTCTGCTCATCTGCAAGCTGACGGAACTTATCAAACATTTGTAAGTTTTCTTGCGTAGTGTTAGGGAACTTTAAGCCGTGTATTGACTGACCTTGCATTCCTGACTGTCGCCTAAAGACTTTTCCGGGATATATTTCCATTGACTGACCGCCAACTAAAGCAGACTCGTCTACGTCAAAAACTATAGAGCCTGACAACGCTAGGTTGTCTATTGCCATACGTGCGTGTCCGTTCATTATCTGTTGAGAGTCATCCATATTTTCAGCAACGCCAATACCGAAGAAAGAATAAGGATTACGCTCGTAAGGAAAGGCATTGTATGGGAGTCTGTACGGAGTAAATGGATTAACAACGCCACGTAACAGCTTACCATTACTGATCCATGCATTAACTTGTACTTCATCTAAGTCATCCACTTCATCAGGGATGTCCATGCCTGCTTCTCTTGCGTATTGAGCATCCATGACTCCCCAGTATTCTAAAACTTCAAATAAACCACTGCCGTAGTCTTCATTGCGGTGATCATCTTTCAATTCAGACTCGTAGTCTTTCTCAACGTAGTTTGATCCCATCGTTAAGCACTCACGAATCTGATCTTTGCTAAAATGCGGAAGTTTAGCTAGGTTTCTAAGCTGTGATCGGTTTAATTTATGTCTATGAAACGTGTATTCGCACTCTTCAATAGTAGTAGCATTAGGATCGGGAAAGAAATCCCAAATAGAAACAAACTCAATGCGCGGAACACGAACAGATAGCGGATTGTACGTTCTTTCGCCTGTCTCTTCGTCTTTTTCCCAACGACTAAGTGTTTTGTTGAAGTTAAACGGGCCTTTAACAATACCTGTACCAAACAAAGCAGATTCAAATAGCGCATTACGTAGTTCAGAAGACCCGTTAGACTCTTCGATCTGATCGTGTATAAGTTTCTGCATTAAACGTGCTGCATCTTTAGCAGGAGCTATTTCTAAAACTTGTGGATTTGGATGTACACCGTCTTTAAATTCAAGTTCTGCTTCTTTTATTGCGTCTTCAAAAGCATTTTCACCTGTTGAGAAAGTTGCTCCTGCTTTCAGTACTCTTCCGTCACCTTCGTAGCCTACGTCAAAGGGGTCTAGTACTTTTTCTTCTTCTTCTATTTCTTCTTTAGCTTCTGGTTCGCTTGTTTCAATGTTAGGAGCCATGTCTAGGTGTCTATACGTTGACACACCTTCCGGTATTTTTGTTTCTTTTACACCGATAGGGAACTTACCTGTTCCGAACATTACATCTACTAACTGACCAAATGCTGCAATTACTTTAGTCTTTGTGACTTTGATAAATACTCTAGACTTTTCTGACTCGCGGAACTTTACGTTCTTACCATAGAGTCCACGGAAGTTATGATAGGCTTGTAGCCATCTAGCTTCATCTGATTCTCTTGCTGACTCTGCTTGTGCAAAGCGATCTTGAACTAAACCTACAAACTGAAGACGAATGGATTCCTCAAGCGTTAAGTCAAGACCACTTTCGCCCTCAACAGCTTCAAAGTAGATCTCACCCGCGTTTCCAAATAATCCGTCTTTTTCGTTAGCCATGTAATTTCCCTACATTATACAGAAAAACCTGCCGTCATCCGAAGAATCAGGCAGGCATAGTACTTAGTTTTTAAAGCTCTTGGAACTGAGCAATATAAGTAACAGTAGTAGCGGCAGTTGCAAGGTCTGCTCCAATTGGACGAAGCGTAACAAAGATATTACGTGCTGCGGCACTATAGAGA